TAGAATTCGGAATTTGGAACTTTTTTTCCATGACGGCGTATAAGGGAACCAACTTTTCGTTGAATTTTAAATAAGTCCACGTGGTCCCTCCATTTCTTCATCACGCCTTCCTGATACTTGTCCACTAAATTGCATGTAAGGTAGACCAGTTAATTTTTCAACTGTCCTTGCCGGATTCTCAATAACTCCACCCGGTCCAACGACATCTCTTAAAAGTCTACCAAAAGGAAACATTGTCCATACATAATAGTCAGCTAATCTTGTATAATCATCAGTAACTATCGCTTTAAATGTAGCAGGTAACAGCCTTGCTATAGGTGGAGTAACCATTTGTAATGGTTGGAGTGGTGAAGGATATGCGCCAAAGAAAGCACGTTCTCTTTCTTTATCGTCACCCATTAACATCTCTGCTGTATCTTGAAACCAATTTAAAGGTGCAGGTAAAGCATTTTCAAATATTGAATACATAAATATATTAGCCATCCCAAGCATGAACAAGTCAGCAGAAGCCATACGTTGAAACCTCTCATATTCTTTTGTTCCCGGTTTCCAACCATATATAGACGCTTCTCTTATCTTATCATTTCTAAACCTTACACTATTCCATGACCATAATTGAAACCTTGTCATCACTTTACCAAGGGAAGTTCCAGCAAACATAGGTCTAAATGGTGCACTATATAAGAATTGTGTAGCCTTGACTCCCTTCTTAGCTATCTCCATTAAATAAGGATGGTCAAACTGTTGTATAGCTCCACCAAATCGTTCTCTTGCTTGCAAATAATGAGCCATGAAAGCATCACGCCTTAGAGTGCGTTCTGGACGACGCATAAACCACGCAGCTTTTTCAAACATCTTTTCAGTTATACCATGTGATTTCGCAAGAGAAATAAGACCAACATCTTCTAATTCGGGGTCTTTCTTAAGTACTTTATGAGCATCGTCAAAAAAGCTTTTCCATCTTTTACTTTTAAATTGCGGATTAATGTCAGCTTCATACATCAAGAACTCTTCTACAACACCATGACTTTGTACCCATTTATATACGTCGTCCATACTCTTCCACTCTCTATTGACATTAGTCATTAGGTACTCTATATTTCTGGCGTTCTTTAAATGTTGAGTTCCTGTATTCATCCACGTATGTACAGTTCCTCCATATAGGTTAGCAACAGCGCTCTTTGGATGAGCTAACAAGGATGCCAATTCATACTTAGCTTCAAGGTTTCCCCATCTTACTATGTCTTGGTAGTCAAAGCCACCTAATTCTTTTAGGTGAGGTGGGAGCTGATTCTGATTAAGACCGAGCCTATCTGCAATCTTATTTACTTTCTTCTCTACATTAGAATCAGCCCACCACGCATAAGGATTACCCTTGAGTTTCATATCAGGATTATTTAGATATGAGTCTGGTATCTGGCTGGGATTTCCCATAGCTTGCTGAGCATACAATTTAAAAAATCTTACCCAGTTATCCTTCAAATTTAGAGCATCCTTATCACCTTTATGCTTGAGCCAAAATCTTTGGTCCCAACGATGTATTACATCACGAGTCATTATCTGACTAATATGTTTATAAAAATTATCTATTACATTTTTTTGATATGTATGGTAAGCTTCAGGTTCAACATTCCACCCTGCAACATGATTAGTACGTGAATACTGATTACCAACCCTACTATTACTATCAAACCATCTTATTACCTGCTTTCCTGCTTTCTTACCCGCAAGAATACCAGTTAATACATCATCCATCATATTCCATCGCGTAGTCACATCTTCATTGGGAACCCAGTCTCCGGTAAGTTGTTTGCTGTGGAATAGTATCTTTTTTAAATCTCTATCTTTATCTTCTTTTGAACGTGTGGTATCGTTCATTATAATTTCTGTAGCTTTTTCTGCAGCTTTGCGAGAGACTGTTCTATCAAACATCAAGTGAGGGAAATAATATTCAGCACCTAAATCACCAGTAGCTTCGATAACCATATTGGCAACGCTTTTACGAATCTCAGCAAACTCTTTAGTTGAAGGAATCTGATTCAACATAAACTGCTGTGCTATTCTTCTCATCCCATCAATCCCAAACTTCTCCATAACATTAGACCAATCTCCTGTACGATAATGTTCCTCCATCATTTTGGTAAATTCTGCTATCATCCTCTTACCACCAGTCGCTGGATTTTTTCTGAAATGTTTTTTAATAAACTCATCAACATATTCTGGGTCACCTGTCATCCATTTATGTACCCTTTTATTCTGAACAGTATAAACTTCATTTATCTTTTCTACAATCTCAGCTCCAGTCATCTCAACTTTCTTACCTTCACCAAGGTCTATCATATATTTCTTATCTTTTAGTTTATTCCAGTCATATTTTATCTTTGCGTCTCTTTCATACCCTTTATATAAACCCACGAAATGACCAAGAACTGCCTGCCCTTTATAATCTTTAAGAATCTTTCCAACGAGTCCACCCTCTCTAATTCTTACGGCTATTTCATGAAGAGGTCTGCCGTCTTCTATCGCATCAACAAATGGTAACAGCGATTCTCTTAATGCAGTCTTCTCTTTTTCACTTGCTCTGATACCTAATTCCTGCGCAGAATGAATCCATGCTTGACCTTCTCCTATAATATGCATAGGTTGATAGACTTTACCTGATACACTGTTACCCATCCTATCTAAAAACAGACCTTTCTTTTCTATAAGACGCATGTCTTCTCTCATTAAATCTCTGTCAATAGCTTCAGGAAATAATTGATAATGTCTCTTTGCTAATTTAGGAAACTTCCCTTTCACCTTGGCAAAAAACTGTTGATACCAAGTACCCTTTCGAACATTATCAAAGTATCTATTCAGCGATTCAAATTCTTCTAAATCCATAGCATTTAAATCTTTACCAAAGAGCCAACGAACCATGCCATTCAGTCTTGTTCCTATACTGTCATGATAGTAATCCAAATGTCCTTTCAACTCTGACCAAATTTCAGTAACCCTTGGTGTATGTTCTCCCTTATGAACACCTTGAAATGGAGACAGTTCATCAATGTATTTATCTGTTTCTTTATCTTTACCAGTCTCAAAGAAAGAAGCCTTAACTTTATTCCCATCTTTATCTACTATAATCTGTGGTTTATCAGCCTCCTCATGTTCACCTTTAACTCTTTCCACTTCTTTAAGTGTAGGTTTATTAAGAGTTGCATCAAATAGTTTAGAAAATGTATCAATGTATTCTTTTATCGCTCCTTGTGAAACAGCTTTACTTTGAAAGCCTGTTTTATGAAGACTGGTAGCATTAACCTTCTTCCTCAAAGATTCTAAGTAAGCTTTTTGTTCTGCAAAGGCTTCTGGACCCAGTTTATCTGCTTTCAAAACTAATTTTGTGAGCTCACCCTCTACCTTTTCAAGCTGTCCTTTGTGTATACTATTCAGCATAAGATGGTCAATAAGTCTTTCAACTGCAGGTGGTCTACCCTCTTTTAATTTCATCACCCGCTGGTCAGTAATAAACTGGTCATCTGCACGACTAACTTCTTCAGTCCCAAATACTATATCATCCATCCGTGCCTTAAATTTTTCAAGCTTTTCATTAGTATGAAACTCTGCACGTCTATCTGTTTCTCTATATCTACGCTCCATCCATTTACTTTCTTTCTTGATTTCTTCCACCGCATTAAGAAGACCTTTGAATTCTGCTTCTGAAAGTCCAGACTTTATAAATGAATCATGCACAAGTTTTGAGCTAACCATATCAGTTAAATCCTGTGTTATAAAGTCCTGTGCTTTAGTAACTATGTCACCAATAATTCTTCGTCTGAACTCTTCTGCCTTCTCGTTTTTCCATAACCAAGCTGGACGTTCTTTTAATCTTTTATCTTTAGAACCATAAAGGTCTTCATAGCGTTTTATCTCTGCTTCGTAATATTTTTGACCAGCGAATAATTCCTTGATTAAATCCATAGACTTATCTGAATGTAAAAATATTAAATCTTCTCGCCCTACATCATCCATCAGGCGGTACTTCTTATTCATAACCCTATCAATATATGCTCCCTTTATAACAGGCACACCACGGGGTCTATCAAAAAGAACTTTTAGTACTTCATACTCTTCCTTTCTTATCATATCATAGTCTGCATATAAAGCATTCAAGTTCTTCTCATTTATCCTACTAAATATATTATCATGCCAGTCAACGTTCTTTAGAGTATCAGCCATCATTGGCAGTAAAGTATTTCTCATTTCCTTTGGTAAATTATCGACCTGATTTAATCTATACTTTACCTCTCCCATTGACCACTTCCTACCTTCGTTGTGATTCCTACCGTACAACGCTGTATTAATACCTGAGAATATATCAATCAATCCTTTCTTATGTGTAAATTCACTCAAGTCCCATGGTCGACGATACTCTGCTCCGGGTCTAAGAGGTTCCATTTCTGACTCAATGAATTTCCCATTCTTCACCTTCCCAACCCTAAATGTAAAGCCTGCCTCAGCAACAGCATTAAAGAACGCGCTTCTTGACTTCAGTCCAGCTTCATCCATAGGGTCAGATGAGAAAGCAATACTTGCTCTTGCTCTCTTATTCATTTCTAATACAGCATTCTTCCCTCTCTTTGGTTCAATACGCATCACAAATTTCTGCTTATAGAAATGCGGTGGTGCAAATATACCTTGTCCCCACTTATCTATTGGGACATCTACATACCCGTCCTTATTTGCCATCAAGGCAGCATAAGCCCCGCCTAATACATTCTTATTTACTACAGCAGCGCTGAGCATATCTCTACCGGTACTTGCTGCTTGAGATATAATTAATCTTTCTGATGGACTATACTGTAAGATAGGACTGTAACTTGCTCGACCTGCATCTATCCCACTTGGTAATTTTCCCGTTTCTGTAAAGAGTTCTTTCATCCCTTTGACTTCCTTAGGATTTTCTACAACACTACCTTCTTTTGAAAGAGTTCTTTTAGGTTTTATATATTTAAATTGGTATTGCCATTTATTTGCTTTTGCATTTATTGCATGTCTGGATTTATCCCATCCTTCAAGTTTAGACCATTCTTCGGAAGAAATATCAGAAACTTTATAAGGAGATTTTGTAACTTTAACTAACAAAGTTTTCCCATCTTTCCCTTTAAATTCAATAATATCTCCCTTTTCAATATCTTTAATTTGATTATATGTTCTACTGGTAGCTGTTCTATCTCCTGATTCTATTAAATCCATAGTAGATTTACCTTTAAATTCAGGTCTCATTTTATAATGAGAAGAAGGATAACCATCCCCATAAACCATTTGACTTGTAAATTTAGGTTTAATATTTGTAGGATAAATTTCTTCTCCACCTACATAGAACTCTTCTTTCTGTTCTTCGTACATATTTTTCCAAGTCTTTTTCATACCATATTCTTCATCTCCAAAGAACATATGAACCTTATCTCCGTCAAGGTCTGCCCCTCCCAATGCTCTCATCGTCCTTGGATGTAGCAATACTCCGTAGCCTACACGACCTGTAAAGCCCTTAAATGTCAGTCTATGAGCACCAGATAAAGAATCCATCGGTACACGTAGCCCTATGCTTCTGAATATTTCCTTAGCTTCTTCCTTATTAGCATCCCACTTACCATCTCTGAACTCTTTCCAGAACTGCTCAAGTGTTTTAGACTTTCCTCCAAACAATCTTGACCAGATTTTCATATCTTTATATCCCTCATCAAGAAAGAAAATATCATCCCTATCATTTAACAAGGACGTGTTGCCCTCCTTATTCTTTCTTTTTTGTAGCCATAAATCATACGGTCTCATAGCACCAGATAAACTATTTTTCATCTTAGGCTTAGCTAACTGATTGACAACATAGTTCTGTATAACTTTTTCTATATAAGGTCTTGCAAATTTATGGTGAATGATAGCAATACTATTAGAATTAGTTTTCAGCATCCTGTCTACAACATGAGTAAATTCAGAATATTGACTCTGCCATTCCTCAGCCCCTGCTTTAGAGACCTCAGCTTCAGCCGCCATTTCGTCAATGATATTAAGATTGATTCTCATTATCCTTTTATATGCTCCTATTGCAAAGGCTTCATTCCCGGGAGTTCTAAGACCTTCAAGTAAATGAGGTACACCTATCTTATCTATATTGTCTAATAGTTCTGTGCGTAAACTCTCATTAGCAGGGTTCTTAGAAAGATTACGCATCTTTATATTATACTCCACATCTTCAGGCTTTTGACCTTCAAATTCAATGCCAAGAAACCTGTCTCTCGCTACCCTACCAAAGATGTCTTCAATAGTCTTAGGATTTATATCCTTATATGCAAATGGTGTAAGATTTGACAACAACTGTTTTGGTATTCGCTGCTCATGTATACTATGCTCATTTTGTTTTGTACTATGTATATTATATACATCTTGTATAGGCAACTGGTATATATTTTTGTCACTCCCAAACTCTAACTTCCCCTTGTTCCAGTTGTAAGAATTAAACCGTCTGTTCCCCCATTGCTTAGCAGCAGACTTCGGTATCATCATATGTATACCATCGCCTCTTAGTCTCATCTCTTTAGATAATTCTGCTCCAGCAGCATGGAATGCATACTTACCAAGCAAAGCTCCTAACTCTGGGTGCTTGCTTACGATGAACGACTTATTAAACCCAGCTATTTTTCTACCGTCTCTATTTAGATGGGGCAATCCTTGGTCTCTATTTATCATCTCAAGAACGTCATCCCTAACAAGGATGCCACCATCTGAAATCTCTGCATACTCTGTTGCTTTCGATTTATTTGTTAAGTTTTTTCCTTCTGCATCCTCGTACAATATATACCTATAGTTACCATCGACAATATCAGGAGCAACAATGCTTTCAGGGTTACTGCGATACCCTGTGTTGAACCATATCTGAGCACGTTTGTTAAAATTTTTCGCTGTATTTATAAAGCCATCACCAAGTGTATCACTCAATTTTGTTATGCCGTCTTTTAAATTCTTAACACCGCCGAAGTTTAATTCAGCTTCCCATAATACATTAGATATGAATGCTTTTTTATAATCTGTTCGCAATTCCTTTTCAGTAATCTTTACTTCCGAATTTTTATCAACAGTTATAAACCTATCTATAAAGCTTCTACCATCCTTATGGAATTCTTCTTCTATAACCTCACGCCCCTCCTTCTGTCCCCGTTCCTTTACTATCATATCTATTATTGTATCAAGCGCTGTATCAATAGTCTTCTCTTTAGTAGGTGTATTAGGATGGAACTTTACAAAGTAACGTCTTTCTGCATCACCCCTACCTCCAAAATAATAGTACCCATTTTCATTAGCCTGTTTCCACATACGTTGTTCTGTTTCTCGCATATAGCTATCTGCATAATCTTTATAGTAATTTCTCCAATCTTCTGGGTATTTCCTCTTAGCAACATTCTTAGCTCTCTCTATCTGCGCTCTTCTCCAATCTTCTAACCCTGTATATTCTTTTTCACCTTTGACAAAGTGGTCAAATATAAAATAAGCTGCTTCATTACTTCTTTCTCCTGTCACTCTTTCGGAAGACTCACCCCATGCTGTGTCTATTGGTTTCTCAGGCTCTACTAATTTCTTATCTGATACATTAGGGTCTAATAATCTTGTCTTTGTTTCATATCTTTTTAGTTTATGGTTGTATATTTGGTAGATACCAGCTAACATAACTGGTTTCCCCTTCATCCTCTGCTCACCCCACTGTCTCCAAAAGTCCTTAGCCTCTGTATCTAAACCTACTTTGTATTCCTTCTCAAGCCAGTTCACCATCTTTTCAGAAGGATTTTGTTTTTCCTTAGTAAGTAAACTACCCCAATGCTTCTGTACTGCTGAAGCAATCTCTATTTTTTTCTGTTCTCTTTCAAGAGGATTCTTTATTGTTTTGAGGGTGTCTTCATAAGTTCTTTCAACAAAGTTTTCAGCTTTCAATATTATAGGTGTTCTTTCTATAGTCTCACCTATATCAGCATTAGTATTATCAGCAGATATGGTTCCATCTTTTAGTCGAGAGTCTTTTTTTACTGCTTCTCCGTATTCATTATACTCACCAGCAGTCTTCTTTTCGAAAGCAGCCATTTCTTTCTGAGCATCTACTACTGATATACCCTGTTCTTCTGCTATTGCGAAGACAAGAGCATCTCTTTCTGATGGCGTACCGAAAGATGTCAGAGTAGCTCTTCTAACTAAATCCTGTTCTCTTTTAGTAAGTGTATCCCACTCGGGTAATAGTTCTGGGTCTTTTGATATAGCTATCTCTGGGTCTTTTGCAGCCGCTTTACGCATCTTCTGAAGATACTTACCCTGCATACGTGTCTCTTGAGGCATTTCACCAAAGCCGAAATAAGCACCAATGAGGTAATTATATATTTGTTCAGGTGTTGTCTCACCACGTACAGTAGAAGGCAAGCCCGTATATAAAGAAGAAGCCATCATCTTTATAGCTGTATCGCCTTGTTGTCCAGAGGATAATTTCTTCCACTTTGGTCTTCCACTGGGACCAAGCTGATGAGGTTCTAACTTCTTGCCAAATCCTACCATATCTTTATTGATAAGATTCCCGATGCCTCTAAAGACAGCACCAGTCTCTGCTCCATGAATAAAGCTGCTCATCATCTCGTCTACACCACCCTGCCATGCACCTACCGCACTTGCAACACCAAGGTGGAATCCACCTTCTATTATATCATGAAGTCTTTTGTTTTGTAAGAACCCTACAGCATCAGCAGTAGCACCTGCTCTTGCTACTCCAGCGGTTTTTAATACACCCTTTGTTGCCTTAGTAACTTTATTAGCCGCCAACATAGGGATACTCTTACCACGGAGAGCTTGAGCAGCACCCACTAATTTCTGTGCTCGTAAAAGTTTGAATGGGAGGCTCGGGACATAGCCAACGAAGCCAGCGAGGTGCCCAATGTTTCTGGCTATTGCCTCCCATTCGTTCTTCGGTTGGTCCCCTATATTAAAAGTAGTGAAGCCAGAGAAGAACCCTGACCCTACCTGTGAAGCTAAGCTCGCTACACTTGCTGATAAATCAGCACGAGCAAAGGGGATGTTATAATGTGTTGCATGTCTCTCTATTAAATCGAGAGTCTTTTCGTCAAATTCCTGAGGAGAGTCTTGGTATTGCTTTATAGCTTTTTGTACAAATTCCTCTTTGACCGTAGGTTCAAAGTCATAAACGTACATCCGCTACTCAATCTGTTAACATACTGTATAATTCAGGCATAGCTGCGGCAAGTTTAATAATATCATATGCAGCCCAAGCTGTTCCTGCTACACCAAGAACTGTTGAGGCAAGTTCTGGAACCGCCATGCCAACCGCGCTAATTCCCATTTTTGTAAGTATCTTTCTCCCAGCGCCAGACTTTTTAAGAACTGTCTTTATTGCAGTCATTCCTTCTTTTGACGTTATCTTCTTCATAACCTTAGACATAGAAAGACCACCGACAGCACCGCCAACAGTATCCGCCATCACGTTATCACCGGGCGTAAGTTTTTCCCCTATTTCATAACCTACCCTAAAGGGGAGATAACCTCTTCCGGCTTTCCCGCTTGTTATATTCTTCCAATTAGATGTCTTTTTGGTAGACGTCTTTTTGGTTGCTTTAGCTGCGTCATCAGACCAGTTATCTACAATGCCTTTGGTCTCATCTCGCATTAACCTTGCTGCTTTCAATGCTCTATCTCGAGCATGTATATTTTTATACGGTTTCCCATCAGCTTTTTTATTACCCTTAATGGCGTTTACTTTTTTCTGCGCTTTTTCCAGTGCTGATTCAGCATCCTCTATAGAACTATATTTCCCAGAAGGACTTGCTGAAGTAGCTGCAGCTTCTTCAGCTATCGTCGCTGCCGTCTTCGCTGCCTTCTTCTCTGCTCTCGCAGGTGCCCCAGAAATATATTTATATGTACCATACCCTGTACCTGCTGCTAAAGCACCTCCTATAATTGGCGCATGTGCTCCAAGAAATGTAGACTCGTCAAAAACGTCCCATTGGTCATAGACATTTCGTTTCCATGTCCATTTTTTGTCTGCTTGAAAATCTATCTTTTCGGCTATTGAATTGAACTGTTCCGTACCATTAATAGAATTCATATATGATTTAAATTCTGGGTTTCCAAGCAGTAATCTTGAGTACTTTTTCTTTTCCCCCTCAGAAAAGTTACTATCAATGCCATTTATTATCTTAGCAGCTGTTCTATCTCTTTCAATTTTGGATTGAGTGTCAAACCATGTATTAAATTTATCTACATGATTGATATTAGAGTCACTATCATTAATAAACGCATTCTGCATCTCTTTCTTATTTCTGGGGAGAAAATTCATGCTGCCAAAAAGACCACTATTAAAACCCATCTCTCCAGTATTTTTATCAAAGACGAAAGCAGACTGGTCTGATGAACCCGGTCCCATCTCAACTTCTAACTTATTAATATATTTTTTAGCATTTCTCGCTTCCTCTGCTCTTTGATTTTCCTTTTCATCCCATGCGAAACGCGTCTGTTGCATTTTTAGACCTTCTAATGCAATCGCATGTGCTCTATTTGCCTGTCTTTCTTTTTGTGCACGGTCTTTATTGCCTTGCACTGCGCTTATTGCAGACGCCATGCCTTTTTGAAATGAACCGCCAAAGTCTGAAACTTGTGGTCGTGCTGGTTGAAACGCCATTAGTATTGCCCCATTCTGTTAAATGATACCGCTTTGCCGCCGCCGCCCTTAAATGCATTTGCACCTATAGCTCCGCCTGCCGCTATCATATCTGATTTATATTTTTGATGAGCTTCATCGCTCTCTAATTTTTTCTTATCTTCTTGTCCTACTTCTACCCCACCAGCATCTTCAGCATCTTGTCCTTCTGAATGAGCTCTTCCTCGTCTGACTGTATCTTCATCTAATCCACTTGCTTTAAGGTCACTTTTAAACTGGTCATATTCTGATGAGTGACTTCCCCAACCAACTTCGCCTTTTAATGCGGATACACCAGAAGCAACTCTTCCTTTTATATTCTCTCGAAATTTAGAGAACCCTGATTGTACCTCATCTATATTCTTTCCTAAGCCAGATAGTGCTGCTATAGTAGCTGACCCAGCAGCATTTATTACACCCGGAGTACGTCCTTTTATCCCTGTCATAGTTTCGGCATACTCCTGTAGCTGAGAAACTCTGGGACCAGTAGCTTGACCTTTTTCCTTCAACACTTCTACCGTCTTTAATACTTCGTTTCCCCCCTCTGGTTCTGGTCCTGCTGGTAAACTCTCTGGAGTGGGGTTCTCCTTCACATCAAAGGGAGTATTTTTTTCATTTGTTGCCGCTTTGTTAACTGTCTTAATATCCTTAACTACACCGCCTTCACCACCGGTAATTTCACTTACAACATCGGTCTCTTCCGCAGTCGAAGTATTATCTAAACTCTGATTAGAGTTGGTCCCCGCCGCTTCCAGTAAATTCGTAGGTTCACTTCCTCCTACGGCTCCACCCGGAGGCACCGCTTCTGGGTCAGCATTCGCTCCCGCTGGTTCTGGTGTAGGTGGTGGTTGGTAGCCAACTGACGCTTCCCATTCTGACATGTCACCAGTTCTTATCGCTTTGTTAAACGCTCTTAGTTGTTGTTGATTAGTAACATACTGTTTGTATTTATCGGGTACTCCCGCATTATGCTTGAACCACGACATTATAACCTCCTGTAATCTACCATCAAGTAACCGTCATGTTCTATCACAGCCTCTGGTAGATACTCTTGTACCTCCTGAGCCATAACACCTTGGTAAATCATGGGATGTCCTTTGTACCCAAAGGTATACCACTTATGTCCATCTCTTTCTTCTAAGAATTGTATTCCATCTTTCAGTCTTTCATCTGACATTTTACCAAAAGCAGCCCCAGCCGCTTGACCTATTAAGCCAGATGTCATAGCCATTTGTGAGGAAGCTACAGCGCCTTTATTAGCTATGTTCTGTGAATATTGACTCGCTACACCAGTTGCTTTTCCTTCTCTCATACGGTTTTCAGCAGCTTGATTAGCTAAACGAGTAGTTTGAGCCATGCCCATTAGTCCCATTCCTTGGTTACTTATCCCCTCTAATCCTTGGTTATAAGCATTCAAAGCACCTTCTCCTGCCTGTGCCATCATTCCCATAGCTTGTTGCGCACCAGCAGCTCCGGGTCCACCGCCTCTGGCTCCAGCTTGTTGCATTTGTTGACCAGCATACCCAGCTTGGTCAAAAGCAGACGTCTGTGTTTGTTCCAACATTCGTTTACCCTGCGCAGTTTGACCGGGGTCTGTCATCATTTGCATACCCATGTTACCTATATCTTGACCGCCATATATATTAGAAGCCTGATTAACATCGTAATCCAGCATTCCTCCTAATTTATCAAGGTCGACTTGAGATTGGGCTGTCTTCTTTTGGTCATCCCAACCTATCGTTTTACTCAACCAACTCATAGCATTTCCTCCTTATACGAAAATCCTGATGCGGATGAACCATCTGAACGATACCATCCATCCTCTAATTTTATTTCTATATGTGCTGCGCCATCTTTTGGACTTTTAATTACACGAATGTTACCGGGTTTACCCATGGATTCATCTTTCGCTTCTACAACATCTTCAGAATTTACAGCATCTATAATATTATTCAATTCTTTATAGATATCTTGAACTATCTCTCTTTGTACTGCGCTTCCTTGCAACTTAGGTGGGCGTGCTTTACTTAATGCCATTATTTTACATGTCTCCTTCTAAAGATTGCCCCGACACTATTCACTATCATATCGAAATTATTCTTACTCTCAAGCATAAGCTTAACATCCTTAGCTTTCTTATCAGCGCTTGATATTTTTTCATAATCATTAGCAGCAGAGTCTAATTCCAGTTGTGACTTATTGCCAGCTATTCTATAATACGCATCTAAATTTGTATCTATTTCAGCATTAGTACTATCAGATACTATTCGGAGCTTCTTAAAGATTTTATCTTGCGACGGTTGGTCAGCATCTAATCTTTTAGAATGCCATTTCCAGTTTCTTCTATTACTTTCGTAGCTCATATATTTAAATAATCTTGAATCGAGCACACCATCAGACTGATATATATATCCATCATTTCCAGTTACGGCATCATGCAATGCAGTATGTGACCATATATCCCATCTTCCTTTAGTGACATTATAAACATAAGCAAGAGATGCATCATCAGCTGAACTATCATTATTCATAAAACATACCATAGCTCCCCTTTTTGCATCAAAACTCATCACTACTTTATCAGCATTCTCTGCTGCAATTTCAATATAACCCCTACCAGAGGGAGAATCTTCATCAGTAAATTGAATTATAGGTGTACCTATAGGTTCCGGAGACTGACCATTGTGCATATAAATATTATTCTTATCAGCAAAAAACATACCATATTCTGTGACTATTACAGCTTTCTTATTCAGACATCCAAAACCATCAAAGGTATCTTCTATATAAAATTGGTCTGGATTAATTCTCACCATAGTATCTTTTGACCAACAATAAACTCTTCCTTGAAAATTTGCTATTGCCAAGGGTTTAAATGGTAATCTTAGATAATCCATAGACCAATTAAACTTATCAAAATCTCCGGGTCTACTTTTAAATAGATAAGTAGATGCGTCACTAAACTCATCAGTACCACAGTCACCTACTATCAAGCAGCCTGCAGCTACAGTCCCTATCCCCCATCTTATAGTAGTATTAGTATTCGTTTCCGAAATACCGCTTCTACTTTCATACGAACCTGTTAGAGCATCGGATGTATCAATAACATATGCATATGAATTGTACTTATTTGCCCACGCTGTTGACGGTTTACTCTCTATTAATCTATAAAGACCAAGCGGTTTACTTGCGTCATTGTCACTTTCTGGACCATTTGCTCTGTATAAATTTATATGACTAACTCTGCTATTAACTTCGGAAGGTCTTTGTATTGTTATCTTAACTGCCACTTCTTCCAACTCATCATTGCTATTCGCCAATTCCCATACTTCTTCTGATAGAGGTGATTCCTGATAACCATCATAGGTAAAAGATATTTTATAAAATAATCTTTTATTACTCCATACACGTGTACTGTCTCCATCATCTTCAGTCTTAGTCAAACTTAGAGAAATATTTGTTGCATCGTATATTCTATGTGTTGAAACTGGTCGTCCCAAATCGTCACCACTTCCATCACACCCTATTAGATTTATAACTTTCTGTCCTTGTATAGCTCCTATTAATAGACCGTAATTTGGCTGATTACCTGTACTATTAGCAACATCATCTAAAAGGTCTGTCCTATCTACATCATAAACAATAGACTCAGCCCATATTCGCCAGTTATACCCATCATGTGAGCTTATGTTGCTTGATTCTTCATATGGAATTGCATCACATACTTCCCAATCACCACATTCTTCAAATGAACTATCATCATGGTCAGTCTCAATGGGAATTAGTATCCATTTCTTACCATTATAGAATGGTTCTCCCCAAGAAGAAGTCATATATAATCTTTTAGTTTTTGGAGAAAATGCCATGCCACTCGGACCTTCCCAATCCTTATCAAGGGTACATTCTAATTTATCCATAGCAATATAATGAATGGAAGCAGAATCACTCAAAGCTTCATCATTAGGAATATAATCATTTTTTACACCAGCTAACAAGGCAGTACCGTATAAAAATCTTCCTTCATCAGCCGTCGTACTCACAAAAACATGCTCCCACTTATTAAAGCGTCGTAAATTACACCAAGCTGATATTTGTTCCACCTCTGGTCCTTGGTCTGTAACCTCTACAAATTCAGTATGATATGAATTTTTTCCTGCTGATGTCGTTGTGACATCACTGTCGACTGACCTATATCTTGCTAAGTGAAAAACCCAGTCTGTATGTGGATGGTGAGACAATGCTCTTCGATACGTTTGACTATACCAGTTTTCACCAGCTGAGCCTGACCAATCAGTCCAATCATCACCTGCACAGGTTTCATTATACTGGTAACCTTCGTCTATTGTTGTCACTCTCGAGTAGTCACGGTCCCTCGACCATTGACCAAAATCTTCACTTCCATCCGGGGTATGTTGCAATGGGTCTCTATTAGTAAAAGAAAGCGATGTCACACCGTCATAATTAGTAGTCGAAGCCTGCCAAAGAATCCCCCTGCCTTCAGATGGTGTATAATTATCATCATCTATTTTTTTATACGCTGATAACCATATATCCCAGCCGGCGATAGCACTATAATCTAAGCCATCTTCATTACTATTTTGATTTATACATATCATATCGCTTATTTTAAAACCGGGGTCTAATGCTATACCTGAAGAAGAAATAGTCTGAAATGTCTCATCTTCTATATCATACTTATATAAAAGCCCCATATCGCTACCTGAATCTAATATCCATATATAACCTTGAGGTAAATAGTGATGACCAAATGATACCTTCTGGATTCCCCCAAAATCCATACCATCAACTTTTACAGGGTCTTCCCAGTAGCCGTCCTCAGTAGTATAAACAGGGTTTACATACTTCATGTAGAGTAACTCTGTACCTTCATATTCTGCGCCCCATATATTACCGTCTTGGTCAATACATGCTGTATCAAAGAAGCCAACGTTTGACATAGACGTTCTTAATCCAGCTTCACTTAACATTATATTTTCATTTGGGACTCCACCAAATGTTGGAAATTGTTTTCTACCAAGCCACTGAGCAGGTCTATTCGGTCCGCAACCTATATGTACCTCCTTGTTGTTAGGTATAATAGTTACATCCGCAGGTCTATCCATTAGTGTACCGGGGGATACTGCTTCTCGAGCCCCATAAAAATCCTTGATAATGTTTAAATTTCCTCCTTTTTTATCATACCCTATTAAGTCTCTTTTTTCACCATTCTCGAGCCATCCTAAGGTATCCATACGTAATGCCACCTGTCCTTCAGCTAAAACAGTCCATGTATCCGGATATGTTCCTCCAAAATAGGTATCAGCCTGATTAAAAGCTATAAATAAACCCGAATCGAATTCCGTAGGAGTACCTGAACAAGCTGCGGCATCTGCCCATGCCCCAGCCCCTTTCCTCCATTTGTAGGTAGCAGCATTACCTGCACCAGATTCAACTATTTCAACATAGTACTTATGCGTATTGCTACCACTGGCAGGAACAAAAAGACCAGTAATTGTTATTGAATTTAGATTGCCAGCCATTTAATTCGTAGCCTGCGTTGTTCCTGTTTCAAAACTAATACCATAAACACCTGTATAATCAGATATAGCCCAGCTTCCGTCCTGAATCAAAATACTATCTTTAGGAATACCACGCAGTCTACCATCTTCGCCTAATTGTTCCAAGTTTTCACTATAACTTGCAGCATCTAATGGTAAATCATGAGCATCAGGCGATGCCTGTATACCAGCATGAAATGTTCTTATTTCAATAGCTTCCTTAGGCATTTATCATTCTTCGTCCTGATGTTGAGTCCTCATCAGAGCCTGAAGTAGAATCAGAGCCTGAAGTATATTGCCCCATTCGATTATCGTAGGGGTCTGAAGTTTTACCTCTACCATATTGAAAATCTCTCAAAGCTTTCAAACTTTTAGCTCCAAATTTTCCGTCAATTTTACCTTTGTACAGTCCTAATCCCTTCATTTGTTCCTGCAGTTGCATAATCTGCTCAGAGTTTTCAGAACCAAAACCACCATTATTGCCAATCCATTTCTGTAATTGGTCAATTCTCACTCCAGACCGTTGCTCGGGAGAGTAATAGGTGTCAGCATCACCTTGTTCTGACCAAGGATTTGGTTTATCAGTTGTTGTTTTAAATAAATCCGGGTCAGCCGGACGCTCTGCAAATGCTTGTTCTTTAGCAGCTTTTCTATCATCTCTCCATCTACTGAAACGAGAGTTTGAACCCCACAAATCACCAAGGTCAAAGCCTTCCTTCGTACCAGAATGGTCTGGTCTTGAAGGTGCTTCTGGAGCCTGTACTGCTTGGGGAGCAGACATCATATCAGGTTGTTCTTGCCTTCTGATTTCCATAGGTGGTGCGTCAGATTGCAGATTTTCCAGAGCATAGTCCCTGTGAGCCTCTGACCCACCAGAACGTCTTACAGCCGTATCTAAAACTCTTTCATCTATACGGTCTTGTTGTGCTGCTTTAATTTCTGCCTGACTGCCACCTCTCTGAGCATCTTGTTCAGCCATTATTCCTGCTCGCGTAACCTTTGAGTCCTGTACTCTGACTCCTACGCCTTGATTACTATCAACTGTAGAACTATCAGGGTCTGCAGGATGTGATGAATCTCCCATCCAACCATTCCATGGGTCTGGTACATTTGCATTCCATTCATCTTGAGCACTCGGTTCCTTTGTCTTATAGTTGCCCATTCTTTCGTCTAACATAACATTATCCTTCTATTAATTGACCCCACAATGAGGTCTTTCCATTTATTATTTGTACTACATGTACGGTAAACAATCCGCCTTGAAAGTAATCAACAACCGCGAAAGCGTGGCTCCAATTATGTTTTCTATTCATAAGCCAATCATTCTTTTCGTCTGACATGTCCTTTAAACATCCGATACTCCATGCACTCTTCACACCATCAAGGTGTGTAACAGAGTTCTGTTGAATATCATGGTGATGTCCATACATCACATTAGCACCGAGCTTTAGCAAGTGATTTCTCGCATGAGTAATACCCGCGAAATGATTACCATGATAGTAGTACAGTTTTCCAATTTTCAAATATTTTCCCATTGGAAAATACTTATAACCACGTTCATCGAGGTTCATCGCCTCCTTAAACATGATGTCACCGAGGTAAGGATTCTCATAAACGAATCTGTTTAACCAGTCGTCATGGTTCCCTTCCATTAAGTACTTTTCAGTACAGCTAACCTTATCCAAAGCCTCGTCTATCACATCCATATGTTTATTGACTACTTTTATGTCATCATAAACAAATGGGAGCTGATATTCAAGCGGAGGACGTCTCTTTTTTTTCCACTGCCAGTGAGCAACGGATGAGAATTCTCCGATGTCGCCGAGGTCTATATAAAAGTCCGGCTTGATGATTTCTATACTCTTTGTCAAACAACTTATCGCCCCTTTATCATGAAGAGGGAAGTGTTTATCGGGCGATATAACACCTCTCCTTACTACACCCTTATCTAATTTGGTAGTCCTTGCCATATAGTCTCCCAATCGTCTAAGTTAAAATGTAATTCCTCTACCTTCTGCAAATGCTTTTTTGTAGTTTTTTGAGTGAATCTTAATAAAAATTCCCCACAATTACCACATTCCCACAGTAAGTCTCCATCATAAGCGCCGAGTATCTCGACCCCTGATATATCTGTGAATCCACAGTAAGGACACACATCTGGCTTTATCCTCCAGAATTTGTTCCCCTTAATTCGAAACTTATCTAAGGGATGTTTTCCCATTTTTAGAAACCCCATTTTAATTTCATTACCGATTTCAAGACGTCTAATACTTCTTTCATGATTGCTTCTTTTTCTTGTTTCGTAAGCTTCCCATCAGCATAACCTTCTTGAAGTTTATCAACAACTTCACCAACTTCTTTCATAACAGACTTGTATTTTGCAGCCATTACTGTAGCTACCCCAGCCACGATTAAACCAATCAGGTAAAATCCGTTGGACCAACTAATCCATTCCATCATACTAACCTCATAAGTAGTGTTACTATTATAGGCACGACAAAGATAGCTGCTGCACCCCATGTCTTAAACATGATAATTGCGTTGCTATTTTGATACACCTGACCATTTAGTTTCTCTAAATGTTTCTCAATTCTCTGTAAAGATTTAAATATACTAATTTGTCTTTCGTTTAATTTAACAAGTGAGGCTGTTATTTCAGTTCTATATTCTTCCACATTCATCATCTTTTGTCTCCGCCATTAATAGTCCTCCTTAATGCAATGACCCATTTAATTTACTACTATACATATCATAAAGTCAACTATATTCTTAGATATTTTGCTTCAACCTGTATTCTTCTTTTCCATCGATATACCATGTTCGGTATTTCTCTCTCAGTTCGTAGGTATAAGCAAGATAATCCTGTAACTTCTGCTCCCAATTTCTATCTACCTCTGGATTAAATATTCCAGATTTATAACTGGAAAAAGTATAGTTAATCCAATTTCTCTGATTTTCACCATTCAAGTGGTTTTCGAACAGCATCTTGTTCACATGATAGAATGAACCTTGATGAACATGTTGTACTACTTCTATGGGTTCTACATCCTTGCCAAGAACCACTGCATATAACAAGCTTTCGCTCATATGCGTAGTATATACTTTCTCTGCTTCTTGCAGATAATAGTACATATCTATATTTCTCGGTAATAGATTCTCTTCTCCAAGAATATCTTTCATCTCCCCTATGATAGCGTGGGTAGTTATGGGATGCGGTTTGTAGTATACATTGTCACCATAAGTATCTCTGATGTACTTTAATTTGTTTAAACAGACACGTTCTTTTACCTTATTACTGCCTACTAAAACAACGAGGACATCTCTTGGCGGATACTTCTTATTGTACTCATCACGTTCAGTATACTTATTAGCAGTATTACCTCTAACTTTATCTCTAAAATACTGGTCATAATCATCATAGACAGTCTGTGTATCTGATGCTTCACGAATCTGTAACCTCTTTAAGTGTCCATTTAGAGGGTGTATCATCATACAATGAGCATACTCAGTATAATTTAGAGTACGATAGAATGGTATTTCCTGAGCATTGACATCATATGCGAATTCAATATCAGGATATTTCTTCAGTTCTTCCACCATCAAGGCTTCTACATCCTGAAGGTGTTTCAAGGATAGACTTTTCTTTAATGGTCCTATCCTTTTGAGCTGCGATTTCCTCTTGAACATGACTGGTTTGCAGGCATCTTCGTCTTTTTTCTTTTTCTTACTTGGCATTGGGCGCCTCCTTAACTTGGGTTTTCATAAAAAGATGTGTTAAATGTGGTATTCCACGCTGTCGTGGTATCAATATAAGTTAATATCGCTGAACTTGTGTTCCAACCTGTTAATGTAGTACGAGTCGTCGAAGTCTCCCAAGTGGTAGTTGACGCCGTATTATACGCAGTCGTTGTCTCCGCTACAGTTATATAAGTAGTAGTAGTCGTCGTTGTAGTATTATAAGTAGTAGTTGTCGTTGTTGAAGTATTAAAATATGAAGACCAAGCCGTATAAGTTGTTGTAGTCGTATTCCACACAGTTGTAGTATCTTTAGTAGTATTCCATGTGGTCAAAGTAGTTACAGAAGTATCTTGGCTTGTTAACCATTCAGTAGTAGTAGTCGTTGTAGTATTCCACGCAGTAGTTGTTTCCTTACTCGTATCCCAATACGACGTCCAAGCAGTAAGCGTAGACGTAGTCGTACTCCAAGTAGTAGTTGTATCCTTGCTTGTATTCCACTGAGTTTCAGTTGAATGCGATGTTTCAACTGCAGTAGCCCAAGTAGTAGTCGTAGTGTGGGAAGTTGAATACACAGTAGTAGTAGCCTGCGATGTATTCCAATATGATGTATACCCAGTAAGCGTAGTCTGAGACGTATTATAAGTAGTAGTCGTAGAGTGAGTAGTATTGTACGTGGTTGTAGTAGTCTTTGTCGTATTCCATGTGGTCAAAGTAGTTACAGAAGTATCTTGGTTCGTTAACCATTCAGTAGTAGTATTATGAGAAGTACCATACACAGTAGTAGTAGTCCTTGTCGTATTGTAATATGTTTGCCAAGCAGTTAAAGTAGTCTGCGACGTATTATAAGTAGTCGTAGTATTGTGACTTGTTGCCCAAGTTGTCGTGGTATTATGAACTGTAGTCCTTGATGTATTATACGTAGTCGTAGTAGCATGCGATGTATTATACGTAGTCGTAGTAGCATGAGATGTAGCATATGTAGTTGTAGTCTGACGAATAGTATTCCACACAGTTTGATACGTAGTCGTAGTAGCATGACTCGTAGCCCATACAGTAGCAGTAGTCTGCGATGTATTATACGTAGTCGTAGTAGCATGAGATGTAGCATAAGTTGTTGTAGTAGCATGCGATGTATTATAAGTAGTCGTAGTAGCACGCGCTGTATTATAAGTAGTAGTAGTAACGTGAGTTGTATTATAAGTAGTCGTAGTAGCATGCGATGTAGCATAAGTTGTTGTAGTAGAATGAGATGTTGACCATGTGGTAGTAGTAGCTCTCGTAGTATTCCAATACGATGTATAACCAGTAACCGTAGACTGAGACGTATTATACGTAGTTGTAGTAGCGTGAGATGTATTCCACATTGTCATAGTAGCGTGAGTTGTATTATACGTTGTACCAACCTGAGTAGAATGTGTTGTCTCCCACGTAGTAGTTGTTTCCTTAGAGGTGCCGTAAGTAGTAGTAGTATTATATAAAGTATTCCATACAGTTGTCCAAGAAGTTGTAGTATTGAAATAGTTAGTCCACGTAGTCTCAGTGACTTGTGATGTATCATGTCTCGTTGAACGAGAAGTGTTTACACTTGTATTCCACGAAGTAAGAGTATTTGTAGCTCTTGAGGTATTAGGCATCACAAGCTCCCATACAATCTTCTCCGCACTCACATGGTGCCAGCCACTCGTCTGCAGTCATGATTTGAATCATTTCGGCTTGATTCTTTACCAAGGTCGTTGGGTCAGTCACGAAGGAGTCTGGTTTATCTCCCCTCCAAGATAGAAATACTGTTGTTGCGTCGTTGTTAAAGCGTACTGTGGATATATCTTCGTAAGCATCTTCCCACATATCGTCGGTAACAGCTTCAATATCCATGATTTGATATAGTTTAGACCCAGCCATTATGATGGGTAATCCCCAGAATCAGTGGTTGGTCCATTGGTCATAGTCAAATTATAATTTGTACTACCTACAGCCGGGGATATTGTTGTGCCAGATATGGAAGTCATGTCATGAAAAAACATAAGGTTACTATCCCATGATGACCAATCAGCGGCACCCCCTCCATCCCAGCATTCTGTCTCTATTTCGTCTGGCGGAACCCATTCATTCCACATAGCGCACATAGAAAGATTACCCTTAAAGGGTCTTGTATTAGAAGCTTTACCATATGCTATCGCTGGATAATTAGCACTCGCCGTCCGATGTGAACCACTTGGACTTTGGTGCTCATAAGGAGTAGTAAATACTGACCATGAATTAGTAGCATAATTTCCTAAAGTCAGAGCAGCATTATTACCCGTAGAACCATTATTATAAGAAACAGAAATAAAATACCACACATTATACTCAAACGGTCTTGAACCATCCCCTGAAGCAAACTCAACTATATAATTACTTCCAGAGAAATCTTGCCTAAATCTTATTTGAAAAGCGGATGATGTCATATCAGTTAGACTGAATACCCAATTCCAGCCGCCTCCCCAGCCGCCTTGAGCTAAGTGTTGACCGGGATAAGCAGTTTGACCAGTACATTTAAAAGCAAGAGCTATTGTTCCTCCGCCATTAAATAATTGGCATATACTACTGCTGCCACTGCCCTGAAATCTTAAACCGTCGTTTGTACCGTCACACAGTATAGAATGAGATAGGTCATATCCTGTAGCCCATGACGTAGTAGTAGATGTAGTCTTCTGAGTGCTCCGATTGTAGCTCCAACTTGTATTATAAGTTGTTTCCCAAGTAGTAGTAGTATTTTCACTGTATGCTTGAGAGGTCTGGGTATCAACGGATGTAGTCTTTGAAGTCTGACGAACAGTGGCGGTAGTATGACTCGTATTCCACGAAGTAGTTGTAGTCTTAGAGGTATTATACTTTGTAGTTTTTGCAGTACTATGCGACGTACTATAGGTTGTAGTAGTACTTTGAGACGTTAGATATGTAGTAGTAGTAGCATGAGAAGTCGCCCAAGTAGTAGTAGTATTTCTTGAAGCTATCGCGTGTGTTTGCCAAAGAGTAGTTGTGCTCTGGCTTGTATTATAAGTTGTAGTAGTAGCGTGAGTTGTATTATAAGTTGTCGTAGTAGTATGCGATGTAGCATAAGTAGTCGTAGTACCATGCGATGTAGCATAAGTTGTTATAGTAGAATGAGATGTAGCATAAGTTGTAGTAGTAGCATGCGATGTATTATAAGTAGTAGTCGTAGAGTGAGAAGTCGCCCAAGTAGTAGTAGTATCTCTCGTAGTATTATAAGTTGTAGTAGTATCGTGACTCGTCAGTCTATGAGTCGACACAACTGTTTCTGTAGTGTGACTTGTATTATATGTAGTAGTAGTAGCATGAGATGTAGCATATACAGTCGTAGTAGCGTGACTCGTTGCCCATGTAGTAGTATAAGTCGTTAAAGTAGTTAGAGTTGTACTATATCCCGTGAGAGTAGTATGAGAAGTCGCCCACGTAGTAGTCGTATCTCTTGAAGTAAGATGATGAGTCTCCCAAGTAGTAACAGTATCGTGACTTGTATTATACGAAGTGAGAGTAGTCTTAGAAGTCGTCCATTTAGTATTCCACTCAGTAGTGGTTTCCTTAACCGTTGCCCATTCAGTAGTCGTATCGTGAGATGTACTATAAGTTGTAGTGGTGTCGTGAGTTGTACTCCATGTGGTAGTCGTATTTCTTGAAGTTATCGCGTGTGTTTCCCATTCAGTAATAGTATCATGAGATGTATCATACACAGTAGTGGTGTCCTTAGACGTATTCCACGAAGTAATATATTTAGTAGTAGTATTCCTAAGTGTTAACCATACAGTAGTAGTAGTCTTTGTCGTATTCCATGTAATAGTAGTGTTCCGACTCTTTAAAGCGTGTGTTTCCCATACAGTTAGAGTAGCCTGAGAAGTTTCCCACTCAGTAGTAGTAGTCTTAGAAGTAGTCCATTTAGTATTCCATTCAGTAGTAGTTTCCTTAACCGTTGCCCATTCAGTAGTAGTGGTCTTCGTAGTATTATAAGTAGTAGTTGTATTCTTACCAGTAAGAATCTTAGTTTCCCACTCAGTAATAGTCTCATGAGTTGTATTATAAGTAGTAGTAGTATCCTTGGTTGTATTCCACGATTCTTGAGTAACACGGGAAGTTGACCATACTATTAAATCCGAAGTAGTGGTATTAAAAGAAGTAGTAGTATTCTTACTGGTTAACCATGTAGTAGTGGTTTCCGTCGTAGTTTGAGTACTTTTACTTGTACCTTTATTTGTAGACCATTTATATTCGTCTAAGAATCCAAACCCGGGCATATTTTAGCACCTCAATTAGCTAAAATCTCCCATATAATTAACAGCTACGATGTCCGTGCTAACTATATAGTAAGATAGGATAGAAGTTGTATCTGCCCCCGTCTCAAAGACTATTGAATCTCCTCTGGGTGTTTTCATTTCAGAAGCAAGAGTAACCGTACGACCCCCGGTTCCATCCTGTGTTAAGACTATTATACCCGTTTGTCCTTCATGGTCGGTTAAATTACTAACTGTAAATGTTATATTTCTATCCAAAGCAATAGAAAAGTTTGTTGCCGCTGCCACATCAAGGTCTGTAGTTGCTGCCGCTGTGACTGCTGTTTGCTTTGCTACAAAACCACCGCTATCTACTAACAAGCCTTGATTAGTACCATCACTGCCTATAGTAATTCCAGCAAATGATTTAATGTTCTTCCAAAAACCTATCTTACCATCAGCATCAACAGACATGTCAAATTGCGTATAAGGACTTGAATTATCGTAGATATTCCCATGGTGCATACGCCACATAGTATCTTCATCATCACCATCTGGTTTATTAGAAAATCCTGCTGAAAAGTCTCTGGAAGTACCAGTATACCAGCTTATAGCACAACCATTATCTACTGTTTGACGTCTTAACCTAATAGCACTTGTTCCAACAGGTTCAGCCCCGCCTAAATCTATAGCAGGATTAGCACCGTTCATCTCGAACAACATAGCTCCAGAACCACCACTTTCCATAGTTAGTCCTGAAGAACCATTTTCTGCCGCATCTTTTTCAATGGTGAGAGTACCTTTAATAGTACAATCTCCAGAAGAATCTACAACAAATTCGCCCGAATTAATGTCGATACTTCCACCAACCATAGTAACAGCCGCATTACCATCTACAGCATTTTTAGCAGCATCTCCTGCCGCCGCTTGGGACTTCATAGTCCCTACTGCAACGCCATCTACTGTACCAGTTAAATCGCCTGATAATATAGAGGCTTTACTCTCGTTATCTACATTGCCTAATCCTACATCATCCTTAGATGGTTTATTATTTTCGCTGTATTGTGCTTTCCACACTAAAGCCATGATGCGCTCCTTTTAGCCATTAGTGGCTATTACCTTCCTTTTATCATCTGTTTCCACAATGATACTACCGGAACCTAACTTAGAGAGTCCACGTTGTACCTTTGTTAACAAATTTGCCACTGGTATAACACTGTTCCCCTGCCATGTAGATTTTTTAATAAGATAGTCTATAACCTGAAGTTCATCTTCATTGACCGTTAGTCTCATGTGTTGCCTCCATTAGTAGTTTATGGATATTTTGAATCTTTGTTAGCGTTTCGAACGCTTGCGCAACATCAGCTCCTGAAAAGTGTGCGTCTCTCAACGTCTTTATCAAGAGCTCTGTGTCACGTATATTCAGGGAAGAACCAGCTTTAGTAGCCGCTTCTTCCCTATTAAACAATAGCTGACTTCTCTTTATGTAGGCATCCATTACTCATCTACCACCATGTACATTACCCCACCAAAGGTCCCTGTTCTACCCACAGAATAACTTGTAGCTGCTGGTGTATCTGCTGCTGTCATACCTACATGACCCATTTGCCGCGCACCTAAAGCAGTAGTTACTGTTGAGGCATAACTTGCGTCATCACCAAGTGCCGCAGCTAATTCATTCAATGTATTTAGGGCATCGGGTGCATCTCCAATGATGTTTGATGTAGCTGTTGTTACTGCAGCAGCCTTAGTCTCTGCCAAAGTACTACCACCAATTTTATCAGCATCTAATGTTTGGGCTGTTGCCCCAAACTTTAGTTTACCAGCAGCAACGGTAATTTCTTGGTCAATCACGTTTCCAAGACCAATCCCAGATTTGCTAATCGAGATAGCTTCCCATTCTCCAGAAGTGACTGCATCGTCGCCTGCTGTAGTAGCCCTATACGATTTATTCTCATCATCTGTATCATACCAGATATCACCCGCTGCTAAGGCTACAGGACATGCATCCTGTCTGAATGTCGATGTTTGCGCTTGGTCCAATACCTCTCCGAGTCCAATTCCAGTTTTAGTAAGTGTGATAGCTTCCCATTCTCCAGCCTTTGCTTCATTATCACCTGCAGCTGTCGCTGTATAAGACTTATTGTTGTCATCTGTATCAATCCAGATATCGCCTGCCGCTAAAGCTGTAGGAACATCATCTTGTCGGAATGTTGATGTCTGTGCTTGGTCTAAAACATCTCCGAGTCCAATCCCAGATTTGCTAATTGAGATAGCTTCCCATTCTCCAGACTCTACTGCATCATCACCTGCCGCCGTAGCTCTATACGATTTGTTCTCATCATCTGTATCATACCAGATGTCACCAGCCGCTAAGGCTGTAGGACATGCATCCTGTCTGAATGTTGATGTCTGTGCTTGGTCTAATACATCTCCAAGTCCAATTCCAGTTTTAGTAAGTGTGATTGCTTCCCACTTTCCGCTTTCTACTGCATCATCACCCGCTGCAGTTGCGCAGTAACTCTTGTTCTCATCATCTGTATCGTACCAAATATCCCCAGCTGCTAAAGCTGTAGGAACATCATCCTGTCTAAATGTTGATGTCTGTGCTTGGTCTAAAACATCTCCAAGACCAACTCCACCTTTACTAATTGAGATAGCTTCCCATTCTCCAGAAGTAACTGCATCATCACCCGCCGCAGTAGCCCTATACGATTTATTCTCATCGTTCGTATCGTACCAAATGTCACCAGCCGCTAAAGCTGTAGGACAATCATCTTGTCTGAATGTTGATGTTTGTGCTTGGTCCAATACTTCTCCAAGACCAATCCCAGTTTTAGTAAGTGTGATAGGTTCCCATTCTCCAGACTCTACTGCATCATCACCTGCTGATGACGATGTATAAGACTTATTCTCATCACTTGTATCGTACCAGATGTCTCCCTCTGCTAAAGCTGTAGGACAAGTGTCTTGACGGAATGTTGATGTCTGTGGTTGGTCTAAAACATCTCCAAGACCAATCCCCTCTTTAGTAAGTGTGACTTTTTCCCATTCTCCTGTTCCTACTGCATCATCACCTGCTGCAGTTGCTATATAACAGTTATTCTCATCATCTGTATCGTACCAAATATCACCTGCTGCTAAAGCTGTAGGAACATCGTCCTGTCTAAATGTTGATGTCTGTGGTTGGTCTAAAACATCTCCAAGACCAATCCCCTCTTTACTAAGTGTGATAACTTCCCATTCTCCAGTCTTTGCTTCATTATCACCTGCAGCAGTAGCGCAGTATGATTTATTTCCATCATCTGTATCGTACCAGATGTCCCCTGCTGCTAAAGCTGTAGGAACATCGTCCTGTCTGAATGTCGATGTTTGTGGTTGGTCTAAAACCTCTCCGAGACCAATTCCAGTTTTAGTAAGTGAGATAGCTTCCCATTTTCCTGATGCTACTTCAGCATCACCTGCCGTCGTAGCTCTATACGATTTCATCTCATCGTTTGTATCATACCAAACATCACCAGCCGCTAAGGCTGTAGGGCAATCATCCTGTCTAAATGTCGATGTTTGTGGTTGGTCCAATACATCTCCAAGACCAATTCCAGTTGCACTAAGTGTGATAGGTTCCCATTCTCCAGTTTTTACTTCGTTATCACCAGCTGCAGTAGCATAGTATGATTTATTCTCATCATCTGTATCATACCAGATATCTCCTGCTGCTAAAGCTGTAGGAACAGCAGCTTGTCTGAATGTTGATGTCTGTGCTTGGTCTAAAACGTTGCCTAATCCAATAGAGGACGAGTCAAACGAACCCGACCCTGCATTATTTAAGGTAACTGTTCCATCGGCTGCAGTTAGCGTAATAGCACTGTTCTTTAAAGATGCCGCTGCATTGTCCTCCTTTAGGACATTGTTTTCGAATACGTCATCAGTAATATCTTTAGCTGCGGTACCAGCTTGGGAACCAGATTTAATGTCCCCTACATCTTCTCCATCTACTTTCCCTAATAGGTCACCGTCTTGACGAAGAAGTGGTTTCCATTGTAAAGCCATGGCTTACTCCTTTCTTCTCTTATTCGTCTACAGCAACAACAAGGTCAGTACCGTCAAAATACACAGTACCCGCGCTGTTATCAGCCGGAGCCGAAGATAGTTCCTCAAGATGCATTGCACCCTGATAATCAACGGCAAACACTTCATTGCTACCGTTCTTTAGTTCAAAAATTCTTCCCGATGTTAAATCCGGGCTTGATGTAAATACCAACTTATTTCCGGCTGTTAAAGAATGCTCTATTGTACTTGGGTTAAGCAGCTCCACATCCGTGGTGCCATTATCCCTATAGAACTTACCATCCGCTTTACGAAATATCAGTTGTTGATAAACATCTTTTACAAGATTACTGTCTAATGTTCCTGCCATTATGCTACTCCTACTGCAGTATATGTTGGTTGTAAGGGTGCGGTAACTGACGCATATACAGGCATAGCCGGTTTCAGCACATTCACAAATGAAGATTGGTCACTGGCTGTCTTAAATATACTATTTATCTGACTGAAATAGTAAGATACCTGTTCGAATCTTTTTCCACCTATTCCTATCATTTCTCAAGCATCCCCATTAATTTTTCTAATTTTAAAGATAAATTATCCTGTCTATCATGAAGTTTAGTCATCATAGTGTAATTACGGTCATTGTCCACCCTTAAATCTTTCATAACGTACTTTAGTAATACCCCAGCAAATATTACTATCAAGCCCCACACGCCAAATGTCTCAATTAAATATTCAATGTCCATTAAAAATCCACCGGCTTGATATATTTAACAGGTCCTGTTCGGGCTCTATATGCATAAGCTCTTCCATCTCTTACACCCTTTTCAAATTTGGAACCAAAGTATTGTGCGCTTTGCAAACCGGTTCCTCCTTGTTTTTCATAACCTAATTGGATTGCTTTATCTACAAGATGTTCATGAAATTGTTCTGGTATCTCTGATTGCTGACTTAAAAAATTTTCCGAGCCTGCAGTTCCCATTGTCCATGCATTTTCTTCACCCGCTGCTGATACCTTTAAATATTGCTGATTAGCATCTAAAGTTCTATTCTCTAATGCTTCTCCAGCCAACTTAAAAGGCTCAGACTTCTTATAGTAGAATATATGTATATCCTTACCAGCCTCACCAACTCCCGGGGATGTAAATTCCTTTGTGGACGGGTCATATTCAGCTATCCATATAGCACCCCGTTCAGTCCAATAGACCCACTGTTTTGTATCCATACCCATTATGTCAAATCTCTACTCTGTGGACGCCCAGCTAATCTACTTATAGCTCTACCATCAAAATCTACACTTTTAATCTCAAGATGGTGGTCATCCAATGCATAACCACGTTGTCCCTCAACAAGGGGAAATGCATCCGCTGATTCATTGATTCTGGTTCTCGCAGAGAACTCATCTTGAGCTCTATTTATAAGCCCACGTATCTCTACTATTCCAATATCAGGATGATGTTGTTGAATTATTTCAATCATTTCTTTAAATTTCATCGAGTCACTCCTACACGTGTTGAATCTTCAGGCACATCTGTTGCATACGGAGCATAAAACTGTTCATGTAAACTCGTCACAAACTGTAATTGTCCCTGTAACCACTGATATACCAAGGTGTCTTTACCTATCTGTGTTTGAAAAGCTTGGATATTTTTCGAGAGATTTGTACTATATACCTGTACCTCCTTAGCTAAATCCGCTTGGTAATGACTAAGTTCATTCTGATATCTACCCAAACTATTTGAATACTCCTGAGTCACTCTTGACAAGTCATTTTGTCCCTCCGCCATCAGTCTCTGAGACTGTAACTGATATTCAGTAACTAATTTCTGTACTTCTTGTTGGTATCCAGCGGCTAATCCATTGTATACATTCAATTCATTCTGCAACTCTGTATTAAACTCTTGTAGCTTATGTCCATATTTTACCTGCCATTCATCTATCTTCTTCTGATTATCGAGTGTCCACTCTTGGACGGCGTTATTAACCTGCGCTTGATATTCTTGCATTAATGCAGAATGCTTTTGAAGTTTTCTTCCCTCAAGAGATTCTGCAAGCTGTGCATCTTGCGTAGCTGTCTGTATCCTCCCTTGATATAGAGCATTAGTCTTGTTAAAGACATTTAGAGCATTCTGTACAGCCAGAGAATACTCTTGCATCTTCTGAGTATACTCAAATTGCCATTGCTGAAAAAGAACATCATACTGTGTCTTATAGTCTAATACTGCTTGATTAATCTGTTGTTGATGCTGTGCTACCAGACCTTGCCACTTTTGTAAAAGTTGTGCTGAATGCTGGTCTGCATGTTGTGCATTTTGGATTGCTTTCTGTATAGCTCCTTGATAGACAACATTCTCTTCATTAAATGTATTTAAATTGTTCTGAATACTTGCGCTATATTCTTGTAATCTGCTCCCGTATTCAGTTGTCCATTTTTCGATTTGCCTCTGATTATTCAGTGTCCACTGCTGTATAGCATTATTAATTTGCGCTGAATATTGCTGTATTTGAGTACTATATTCTTGCACAGCCCTTTGAGACCTCGAATCGTGAAAAGTAGCCTCCTGTATTCTACGTTGTAAATCTTTCTGATAAGCAGTATCTAAAGCATTGAACAAGTTCAGATTATTTTGTACATTTACACTATATTCTTGCAGTCTGCTTGAATATTCAGTTGTCCATTTATCCATTAATCTTTGGTTATTCAGCTGCCATTCCTGTACAGCATTATTAATTTGCGCTGAATATTGCTGTATTTGTGAACTATATTCTTGTACAGCTCTTTGAGACCTTGAATCGTGAAAAGTAGCATCTTGTATTCTAACTTGTAAATCCTTCTGATAAGCAGTATCTAAAGAATTGAACAAGTTCAGATTATTTTGTACATTTACACTATATTCTTGCAGTCTACTTGAATATTCGGTAGTCCATTTGTCTATTAATCTTTGATTATTTAGCTGCCATTCTTGTACAGCTTGAGTCACTTCCTGCTGATGTTGCTGTATTAGTGTACCATACTCTTGTAAATCCCTTGCATATTGTGAATCTAAAAGCTGAGCATTTTGGACCGCAACTTGTAAACCAGCTTGGTATGCAACATTCTCTTTATTAAATACATTTAGTGCATTCTGAGCTTCGGCTTGATACTGCTGTAACATAGTACCATAAGCCTGTACATAAGCACTAATTTTTGAAATTTGAAGTTGCCCTAATTCTGTATCTTCTTCTTCCTCAATGAGCTCTGATAATACATTCCACCATTGCGCATAATCCATTTCATCTTGGTCATCATTTATCTCTCCTAATGATGAAGCAATGGTCACCAAGGTTGGGTTAGATTCATCGCTTGTAACAACGGGCGCAGTAGGAGCAGTATAACCCGGAACTGTTTCGGTATAAGATAGACTCGCTTGCCCTGTAGTAGGAGCAGCTATATCACCAGCATCTATTGAGATTAAGTCATTGTCATCCTTGGTGAGTTTTACATCAGTTAGAGTTGGATAACCGGGGGTATCAAATTCTGGGGCTGTATATGTAGGATGGGTAGCAATACCGGTTAAATCAATCGTTGATGCACCAATAATTGCACCGTTATCTTGAAGCATTTCAATGTCACCAGCATCAAAACTTATTAATTCATTATCCTTCGTAAGGTCTAAATCAGTTAGAGTTGGATAACCGGGAGTATCAAATTCTGGGACTGTATATTCAGGATGGTCAGCAATACCAGTTAAATCAATCGTTGATGCACCAATAATTGCGCCGTTGTCTTGAAGCATTTCAATATCACCAGCATCTAAACTTATTAAGTCATTGCCAGCCTTGGTAAGGTCTATATCAGTTATAGTAGGGTAACCGGGGGTATCAAACTCAGGAGCTGTATAACCCGGAGCACTACCAAAAGAACCAATCGTTACAGCAGCAGTAAGGGCAGGAGCCTCTAATTCTGTATCTAAATCTATGTCTATTAAAGCATTATCATCAGTTAAATCTAAAGAGAGTTGACCAAGCTCCAGTACTGGTATCGTTACATCGGGGTTTGAGGCAGCTAATCCTATAGTAGGTGCTGTATAGGCTGGATAAGTAACTCCAGTCATATCGAGCGTATTAACGCTTGATAAACTTAATGACTGTGACACTGATAGTTCTATTAAAGCATTAGAGTCACTTAAGTCTATATCATGAGTACCATGTGTTATTGGATAAGTAGGTATTATTATATCCTCATCAACTATTCCAATAGTCGGTTTTGTATATGCCGGCGCGCTTGGTAAATTCGCAATATCTCCTAAGTCAGTAATATCACCTGCACCACCGAAATCTGGCACAGCTGGCGCTGCTGGAGCAGTTGAAAAATAACCAGTTTCCGACAATTCAAAATCAGACACTACATCAAAGGCACTACTTTCATCATCAAAATCATCAGGAAGAGCATCCCTTAACGCCACCATCATCATATGTAATACTCCCTGAGCTGAGTAGAGTACTATAGCCTGATAGAATTCTGCGGGAAAACTTGCTATTGTTCCATTAGCATCATCAATAGCTCCATAAACTACCTTATCTACAGTCCCTCCATCCCCTTCTTCAGGAGCAGGTTTGATATATAATTTGCTCTTATCTATATAATAAGCAGGACTTTGAGGTAAAGCATAATAGATACTATCCGAATCTACTATTAAATCTTTGTGTTGCACATTTACAGGAACAGCTCTATATGAACCTCTCCTGACATTTAAAACTTTTGTATGGTCTAATGTAACACCACTATCATTTTCTACTGTAACTTCACCAGAAAATAAGTGAAGAATATCGGGATTCATTGATTCCAGTCTGGCAATTACGCTTTTCTGCGCATCAGTCAGTAATTGAGTAATTTCACTACTATAAGATGAAGCATCACCTGTATAATAAGTTATTTGATTTGTAAAACTTGCCATTACTTCTTCTTCTTTTTACTTAAAATATTCTGTTTCCGTCTTGATTCATCAAGTTTACTACTCTGCCATTTATCACCAACATTGTTACTGCTGACAATACCCGGCGCTGGAGCAGTAGGGTCTCGATGGGGGGCACTCCAAATAAAGCACCCCCCAATCTTTTTACTATTAGCTAAACGTGAGGACAGCATGTGTTTCTGGTAGTTGGACTTCCAGACCGGCTTCGGTCAGGATGATGTCTTTTCTTCCGTCAACATTGTTGTTCTGTACATTCGTAATAATATGAGTATCACGAGATACACCGTTACCCTGTAATGGGCGATAAGCCACATTTTTCATATCAATAACAAGTGCGGTATCTTCGTACATACCTCTGAGCAAAGGCTCAGCGATAAAGTGAAGGTCTCCAAACACTGTATTAATCTTAGTAACCGAATGCCCGAAAGCACCCTTGATGTTCTGTGCATCCATCCTATAGCTCGAAGCACCAATGGTATTACCTAAAAAAGAGCCTTTATCGCCGATTTTATTAAACCAAGCAATAATTTTGCGGGAAGCTAATACAAGCTTACTGCCACTATTGCCAGACTCAGGACTCATAAAGTCCTTAAGCCAGTCTAAAAACTCGTCGTATTTGGCGCCGGCGTCGTCGCCGTCTCCATAATCAAAAGCATTATTACTACCATCGTTATATCCATGCGCTTCAGCATAGGGCATGATACCCCACGAGTGTCTAACTGGTCCAGAAGCAGCTTCATCAGAACGTCCTATGCCATAAAGCATTGCATGCTCGATGTCCATTTTATGTTCCATGAGTTTTTCTTGCCAGACCCGTTTGTACTCGTCTGATTTACCACGATAACGTGTCGCCATAGCCGTACCAGAGAATAAAGGTATAGCAGTTTTAAAAATCTGCACATAACCTTCTCTATCGTACAATTCGTCCTTCCAACCCTCTGGGTCGGTTGAACCTTCAGCAAACGCAGAACCGATTACTTGACCTTTGTAGCCATCTGCAAAATGAAAAAAGTCAGAAGTATTATTAGCTTCTAATGCAGACCCGTCTAAAGAAACAGGTGTTACAGTAATCAAGGTTGAGCCTTCAGAAGCACCGGAACGAGCTGTACTCGCTCCAACTGTAGCTACTTTAGCAACCATACGTTTTTTTGCAGTACCAGCACCATCAACATCTGTACCAACATCAACTTCTAAGTCAACAAGTTGTCCTACAACAAAATAATTGGGAGCTTCTAAAACTGTGGAACTCCGTCCATATTTATCATAAGAACAACCAAACTCGATGCTAATATTGCTTATAGCACTTCCATTCCCTGCTACTACGTAGACGTCGCCGCCGTCATCGGCGGGGACTTCCGTTTCAACTTCGAAATTACGACGTTGCCATTGATGACGCTGTTCAAGAAACTTGAAAACCGGGTCGTCAGTAGGTTTTTTCGCAACTTTCGACAAGTAGACAAAGAAAGGACTTTGCTGTGGGGCTAATTCTGCAATTCGTTCACCGAAGTTAAACATCCGTCTGGATTGGTCCATACTCACTGCTGAGTTTAGAGCATTTCCAGCACTAACACTATATTGGTCAGCCATGATATTTAATCTCCTATGCGAGAATCATTTAGTCAAAAGGATTTTGAGCTCTATAATCCTTTATCATATCATCCATAATGCGGTCTTCACTGCTTGTCGTTTGCTCTCGATTGGAAGACGGCATTACGCCCATTGGACTTGGGATACTTTGAGCTTTGCGTGTCTGTTCAAAACCCTCTGAAGGAGGGTTCTTTACAGGGGCAGCTCTCTCCATACCACCATGGTCCAGTTGGTAAAGTTTCCACAAATTTTCGACCGTGACTGATTCCGGGTCAGACATCTTCTTAATGAAGTCGTCTATAACTTCCGGTGCAGCATTATAGTCAGTTCGCAGGGAGTTTCTTAATTCAGAATCACGTGCTGCGGCTTCCTCGGCTTGCTTAACTGCGTTAATCCTCTGTGTCTCTGCTTCTTTCATCTCTTCGCGTTCTTGTTGGATAACAGCGGCATTATATTCGGTATGTAACCGATTATAAGTGTCCATGTTTTCTCTCCAAGTTTCCACCGTGTCAAGATATTGAGCAGAATCACTCTGAGGGTCAGTATACGCTTCAGACCTATCGAAGTGTTGTGGCTTTACTGGCTTTTCGGGGGGCGGGGGGAACTCTTCCCTCGCTGGTTCAGCCTGTTTCTGTTGCTCAGCCGGTTCAGACGCAGGTTCTTTATTGAAGTTTTCCATTAAAGTATCCTGCAACTTTGAATTAGTCGCCTCTAACTCGGAAATCCTATTCTGACGTTTGTCAGCTTCGGATTGCCAGTATTGGTAACGTACTTCATCGTTAGGTGCCTGTTCCTGCTGGGGCGGAGCCGGAGAGTTTTCTTGTACGACATTATTCCTCGGTGAGGCTATTCGTTCAACAGTCTCCTGCGGTTGCTCTGCTTCAGCAAACGGGTCTAATCCCTCATTGCCAAATATGTTTTCCTCTACTTGAGAATCAGTAATCTGAGTAATCTCTTGATTGTCCATATTTTTATTTTCCTTTTTTAGAGCCCTTACTGGATTTAGGGGTATCTTTAGTTTCTTTGGAGGCTTCATTGACCTCCTTGCGTATCATTCCAGTCGCATCATCAAGACGTTTTTCGAATACAGTTCCTGCCGCTTTAGCGCGGGTTGAAGTCTTATCCAAATCACCCTTGAATTTCTCGAGTTCAGCTTTCTGCTTAGCGTGATAAACTTCACGTTCTCGAGTCTGAAGGTCGCCCTTAAGTTCTTTTATTTGTCCCTGAGCTTGTTCGACCGCTTGCTCAAGTTTGGCGATTGTATCCGTCCGTTCAAGAACGCCTTCAATGTCGAAGACTTCCGTCTTCTTTAGCACTTCCTGCCTGTCAATAAGACCGTTTTTATATGCGTCCATATATAACTCAAGCTGAGCATAACGATTGGTTGGTAGAGTAGAGCCTGTAACAATAACAACGTCATAATTTCCAACGGTAATATCATTAAAAACACCTATCTCATTCCCCTTATCGTCATACAGCTTTTTGTTTATTGCAATCTCAGACATACTATTATTCGGCTGGACTACACGTGCTACTTTTTCAGTAGTATATAACTGTTGCATTAGAGGTATGATGACCTCAGCAGCACGTCTTAAACCTGCTTCTATATCCATTAACTTGGATTTCATCTTACGTTGCCCAAATTCATCAAGGCTGATAGTGGCTTTATACGTATGCGGGGCTACAGATGAGTTACCCATCATCATCTCGTATAATCCAAGTTGGTGGTCTATATCGTTTTTAGCAGTCTGCTCATTCTGATACAGCTCATTTGGTAAAGGTAATGGCTGTACAGGCGTAGGGTTCCCTTGGTCGAAGTCAACTTCTATAGCCACTCCCGGTTGAGCCCACTTCTGCTCAAATTCTCTCATATCCACACTCCCGCTGGGTACAAGAATTTTAACATTCGTCGAAGTTGTAGCGTGAGCTATAATCAGACTTCGAGTCTTATTAATGTATTCCTGCATATCCTTTACCATTCTTACATCTGATATAGGATATGGTGTTCTGGTATGCAAATTCATAAAAGGGACAACTGGAAAATGCTCAGTAGGTAGAACTCTTTCATATAGCATCTTATCACCCATAATAACACACATCTTAACCCTTGGCTGTTCTACCTCGATTGCTTCCACTGCCTTCTGTATAATGAGGTCTGCAAAAGAAAGTTTCTTCACATCGGGTGGAGGGACTTCATTAACAGACTGCCCTTCAATCTCAGCTTTTTTCTTCTGTTCGGCAAAAACCTGTGTTAACTTACCCATCATTCTTTCTGCCGTTGAGGGGTCGTCAACTATCTGACCATGAATAAGCCAAACAGGTTTCTGACAGTACTCGAGGAAGTCTTCTTCGTCAAGCAATAGTTCTTTATCATCGTGCAACTGATGAATAAGATGATACTTAATCATCTCTTTATGATATCTCTCATATCCACGTATATATTCATCTGATTCCCCCCAACCAACGGCTCGAGTAGTAGTTTCGGTATCTTCTGGGAAGATTGCCCCAACTTCTTCACGACTACGTCCAGTTGAGGGTTTATCAGAATACATATCTGTCTGGGCATTTTTAATAGCCTTTTCGTACATGGGATACATTCTTATGGCTTGGTCCTTCGTAAACATACGAGAGACAATGATGTTTTCCGCATCGTCAAGCATTCGAGTACGACTATTTGGGTCTACATAAACATCAAGAGGGTCTAAATCTCTTATCTTTACCTCACCCTTGCCTTTATCAGCATTCGGGTCTTGATAAACTTGCATATACCCTACTCCACAGACGTAATAATCATCAATAATATTTCTTAGTGCCGTATTACCATCGCTAATTGCCCAGATATACTCCAGCATACCATTCATTACCTGTGCAACTCTATTATCAGAATCTTCTCTCGGTGAAACGCGAAAACTTGGCTTATTAGTTGTAAGCATCGCTTTCGCAGCTTCTACTGCCGGGTGTATCCTATTTACAACAATAGGAGCCTGTCCACGTTCTGATAGAATACGCTTTTGCTCAGCAGTCCACTGGACTCCGAGCCTAAACTCTCTATCCTCTTGAGCATGTAATGCCCACTTATCCCTCGAAGAAGAATACTGTCTGAATAGGTTATGGGTCTCTTCGACCTTTTTTGTTAGCTTAGCCATTAACTATAATATTGATAGATGTATCCATTTCGAATATACGTCCTACATACTTAACCAGTCAAGCATTTTATTATGTTTTTTTATTGGGGCTTCTGGGTCAAACTCTTTTACCCTGCAAGGCTTTGCTCCGTCAAGAGCATAAAAGATAGCATCCATGCAATCATCATGCTTCCCTTTTGGATACGAAAGAAATTCTTGCTGAACTTCGATATCCTGTGTCCTAAAAAAGAAATCACCCTTTGCAAGGGGAGGTACTAAAGACAATAACCTTTCACTCTTCCTTGTACGAGGCTTTACCCCTTTTTCAAGACCGGGAATGTACATGTTACTCTGAAACATGATTTTCCTTGTTGCATCCCTCAGTGCCTCCTGATAGCCTGTAGTCTCGACTTTCATCCTCTTTGGTTTATATTTCTTGTACATATCTATAATTTTCTGAGGTTGTTCTGCAGGAGAGAGTCTATGGCGGAAAACATCCACAATATAAATGTTCCCGTCGCTATCAAGACCGAGTATAGCAATAACAAAAAAGTCAGCCCTATCAGAAAGACTACTTGCTGGGTCAATTCCAGCATATAGTTCAACGGGCTTAATTTTTTTATCCCCATCTATATACCTCACTAAACAATTCTGACCCTTTATCCTCTCAAAACTATAATGATGCAATCTTATGTATTCAGGTCGAAATGGAGCATTATCTGGAGCCTGAGCTTCATTCATATACTCCTGAAAAAACCCATTCAGGTTGCCAACACTCTCAAACTCTGCTTTTATATCATGAATCCTTGACATTGGGAACCTATCTTCCCAGATACTTTCTCCACTGTCATCTGTAATACTAAACCATAAAACTGTCCATGCGGGGCTTTCTTTAGCCCAGTATAGAAAACAATCTTCACTAATAACGGTACCTATCATTACAATTCTACCATCATCCGATAAAGAAGGGATAACAGCTTCAGTTATCCATTTTCTATTCTTGGCACGAGCTTCCGGGGTAAAAGCATTTAATTCAGACTCGAAGTCATCAACAATAATAAGATTAGGACGAGTATCACCCTCTATGAATCCTCTGACTCGTTGTCCAGTCCCGACAGCCACGATTCTGGTTCCATTAGCGAGAACAATATCTCCCCCAGTCCATCGTTGGGCTGTATGAGGACCCATATCTCCGAAGAGTTTTTTGAAGTTATCCGAATGCTGGAGATGATATTTAATTCTGCTAAGAAAGTTAATAGACTGCGTTTGGCTCTCGGAAATGATAACAATAAATAAGTCTTCTTCGGGTTTCTTGAAAGCTGCTTTATACAGGGGGAGTATGAGTGAACATACAGTACTTTTCGCTGTTCCTCTGGGCGCTGCAATTAAACAACGCCTATTTTTAGGATTAATGATAGCTTCATAGACTTCTGAGTGAAACGGGGGTATATCACGCTTTAGAGCCGTTGGAAAACAGAATTTTCCAAATAACCCCATATTCTTCCTAAACTTTTTAAGAATCTGGAGTTTTTCATAATATTCTTCATAATCATCCTGTGTTGATGTCGCATTTTGAGACATCAAAAATCTTTACCTTTGACATACTTTTTAACGCTTCTCATCCTCTTCGACCTCATTAATTCTTTAAATGGTGTACCAATATCTTCTATTAGTTTTGAGCGTTCAGCTTCTGTCATACCGTAATTTTGTTTACTTTTTGGATACTTGTAGTAAAAATCTTTGTTTGTTCTTCCGATACCGAACTCTCTTTTCAGTATCGTATCAATCGTCTTAGCGTCATAGTCTTGATGCCACTTTGAATATGTACCCATCCTTGTTGATTGTCGACCTTTTTCAGCAATGGTTTCCAATCGAATCCTGTCTTTAGCCATTTTCATTAAATTAGTTTTAGGCATATTATAGTACGAAGATAATAATTCTTCAGTTTCTCTCGCTATTCGACCCGAAGCTTTCGACTTAATATATAGAACCTTTTTAGCTTCGTCAAGCCCACCTGTTTTTAAAAATATATTCAATACCTTTTTTATCGCACCCATGCCTACTTATCCTTCATGTAATGTCTTTTCAACATCTTTGATTGTAGCTCCCAATGCCGCATCATAAGCGGTTAGAATAGCATACATCTTAGAATTTTGTGAAGTATGAATAATAGAAGATACGTTACCGTCAATACTTTGTATTAGAATATCTACCACCTGTTGGTGCCAAATATTAAAGTTTCGGATAAATTCTTCTGGAATACCCGCTCGTCTTGCGTCTGCTATATAATTAGATACAGTCTCATTTAAATT